AGTCGTGCCTGCTGCAGCTGCGGGCCGGCGGCGCTGTGATGCACACGGACCTGGGCGGCGTGAAGCCCAATCCGGCCGGGCCGCTGTATCGGTCGCTTGTCTCGCAGAAGGCATCGCTGTTGAGCGAGTTCGGTCTGACCCCGTCGTCGAGGACGAAACTTGCCACGCAAGTCGAAGTCAAAAAGGACGAGCTCGAAGAGTTCTTTACCGCCCACGGGTAAGAGCCGGCCCGGCATCGACCAGGCCAAGGCCGAGCGGGTCTACTCGTTCTTTGAGAAGGTGCTGAAGCACAGCAAGGGGCAGACGGCCGGCCAGCCGTTCACGCTCCTGCCCTGGCAGAAGTACGTGTTGGGCGAGATCTTCGGACGGCTCAAGCCCGACGCCACGCGGCAGTACCGCCAGGCGTACATCGAGATCCCGAAGAAGAACGGCAAGTCGACCCTGCTGGCCGGCATCAGCCTTTACGTCCTTCTGGCAGACGGCGAGCCGGGGGCCGAGATCTACGGTGCGGCCAGCGACCGCGAGCAGGCCGGCATCATCTACCGCGAGGCGGCGAGTATGGTCCGCTCGTCGCCGGCGCTGTCCAAGGTGCTCGAGGTGGTGGACAGCCGGAAGAGCATCATCCACCGGGCGAGTAACTCGTTCTACCGGGTGCTCTCGGCCGATGCGTTCCGGGCCGAGGGGCTCAACATTCACTGCCTGCTGTTCGACGAGCTGCACGCCCAGCGTGGGGACCGCCGGCTATGGGATGCCCTGCGGTACGGCGGCGCGGCCCGGCGTCAGCCGCTGGTGCTGTCGATCACAACGGCCGGCGAGTTCAACAAGTCGCACCTGTGGTGGGAGCAGCACGACTACGCCGAGCGGTGCATTGCAGACCCGACCTTTGACCCGAGCTTCTTCGGGTGCATCTACGCTGCCGACAGGGAAGATGATTGGCAGTCGACCAAGGTCTGGCACAAGGCCAACCCGTCCCTCGGCGAGACGATTAGCGAGGAGTCGTTCGCCGCCGACTGTCGTGAGGCGGCCAACTCGGCAACGAAGCTCTCGTCGTTCCTGCGGTATCGGCTCAACGTGCCGACCACCACCGATGTGAAGTGGGTGAGGCCAGACCAGATCGAGACGTGCATGGGTGGCCCGCCCGAGCTGCTCGATGGCCGTGAGTTCTGGGCAGGGCTCGACCTGGCCAGCACGTTCGACACGTCGGCCTTTGTGGCGTGGTTCCCGGCCGATGACGGGCACGTCGATGTCTACGCTCACTTCTGGATTCCCGGCGAGAACGCTGACAAGCGCGAGCGAGAGGACCGGGTGCCGTACTCGCAGTGGGCACGCGACGGGTGGCTGACGATCACGGACGGCCGCAGCACCGACTACGGCGTCATTCAGCGTGACATCATGGCGTTCTGCGAGAAGCACCGCTGCCGCGGGCTAGGCATCGACCGTTGGAACGCCACCATGCTTGCCCAGCAGCTCGCCGGCGAGGGCTTGCCGGTGGTGATGTTTGGCCAGGGCTTCGCATCGATGAGCTCGCCGACCAAGCGCCTCGAGGCGTTGCTAGTCGAGGGAAAACTGCGGCTAGCGGGAAACAGGCTGCTAGGCTGGCAACTAGGCAACGCGGCCGTGCAGATGGACGCATCAGGTAACGTCAAGCTGTCGAAGGCCAAGAGCACCGAGCGGATTGACGGGGCGGTGGCCCTGGCCATGGCGTGCGGCATCCACATGGGCGAGCAGCAGAAGCCGACCGAGATGCCGGAAATCTCCTTCTGGTGAGGCTATGAGCACAGAGACAGCCGTCCCTGAGATCAAGTGGCTTGAGGAACGCACGAGCCGCTGGGACGACCTGGTAATGCTCGCCGGCGACCAGGGCGTGCGGGTCACGCCCGAGACGGCGATGAAGACGAGCATCTGGTTTGCCTGTGCTCGAGTGGTGGCTGAGACCGTCGCCAGCCTGCCGCTGCACCTGTACCGCCGGATCGACGACGAGCGAGTCGAGCGGGCCAAGAACCTGCCGCTGTACCGGGTGCTCGCCAAGCGGCCCAACTCGTGGCAGACCCGCTACGAGTGGGTCGAGACGATGTGCCTGCACCTTGGCTTCTATGGGTCGGCGTACAACCTGAAGGTGCCCGGGGCGGCCGGTAGTGTGACCGAGCTGCACCCGCTGCACCCGTCTGGCATGGAGATCCGGCAGGAGGATGACAAGACGCTGACGTACCTCTACCGGGCTCCCGGGACGGGCCGTCAGGTGGTCTACCGCGACGACCAGATTATGCACGTGCGGTGGCTGTCGTTTGACGGCGTCAACGGGGCGGTGCCGGTCGACCTTGGCAAGGACGCCATCAGCCTGGCCCGGTCGCTCGAGCAGTACGCCAGCACGTTCTACCGCAACAATGCTCAGCCGGGCGTGGTGCTGCACACCGAGCAGGCCCTGCCGCGTGAGGTCCGCGAGCAGCTGCGTGAGCAGTGGAACAACCGGCACCGCGGGCCGTCCCGGGCCGGCGAGGTGGCCGTGCTGAGCAACGGGCTCAAGGTCGATACCGTCTCGGCCACGAACCAGGAGAGTCAGCTGGCTGAGCTCTGGATGCAGGCACTGCTGGCCGTGTGCCGCATCTGGAAGATGCCGCCGCACATGGTGCAGGAGTTGGGCCGGGCCACGTGGGGCAACCTCGCCAGCGAGATGGTGAGCTTTGAGAAGTTCACCATCCAGCCCTGGCTGCGTCGCATTGAAGGTGCCATCGAGCGGGACATCATCGGCGACGATGACGACCTGTACGCCGAGTTCTTAGTAGAGGGCCTGCTGCGGAGCGACATCACGACCCGCTACCAGGCTTACGAGGTTGCCGTGCGAAATGGGTGGATGACGCCCGAGGAGGTACGGCAGAAGGAAAACCTGGGGCCGATGCCGGAAGGCGAAGAGCCAGACGCCCCAGCCGCCCCGGCCGCCGAGCCGCCGGCCCAGGAGCCCGAGGAAGAGTCGGACGACGAGGAGGACGACGCCGATGGCGGCTGACCTGACTCCCACGGAGGGCATGGCCTCGGCCGCCAAGCGTGGCCTGCGGCTACACGAGGAGGGCAAGAGCGGCAACGGGCTGAAGCCCGAGACCGTGGCGCGTGCCGGCCGGCTGAGCCGCCGCGAGGAGATGAACGAGGACTGGGTGCGGGAGATGAATGCGTGGTTCGCCCGGCACGAGGCCGACCGCCGGCCGGGCTGGGATGACCCCGGCGCTGAGACTCCGGGGTTCGTAGCGCACTTACTGTGGGGCGGGGACGCCGGCAAGTCGTTTGCAGCCCGCAAGGTGGCAGAACTGGACCGAGAAGACGACAGGAGCAATGCCATGGAAGGCATGATTGAAAAGCGTGACATGGCCTTCGAGGCCGAAGACGAGCTGGTGCTCGAGACCCGTGCCGATGGGCGACCGGCCATCAAAGGCTACGCCGTGGTCTACAACCGCCTCAGCGTCGACCTGGGCGGGTTCCGCGAGCGAATCATGCCCGGGGCTTTCGACGCCGTGCTGAACCGCCAGCGGGGCCGCAGCGACCTGGTCAGCTACTACAACCACAACCCCGACATCCTGCTGGGCCGGGAGTCGAGCGGCACGCTTGAGGTGTTCTCGGACGAGAAGGGCATTGGCTACATCGTGACGCCGCCAGCAACCCGGGCCGACATCGTCGAGCTTATCCAGCGCCGTGACGTGAAGGGCTCGTCGTTCACGTTCAGCGTGGACAAGGGCGGCGAGGCGTTCGTCACGGACGAGAACGGCCGGGCGATCCGCGAGGTACGGGCGGCCACGATCTACGAACTGGGACCAGTGGTGCAGCCGGCGTACCCCAGCACGTCGGCGGCGGTGGCCATGAGGTCGTACCAGGCATGGCTTGCAGGGCAGGCTACACCTGAGTCGATGCCACACGAAGTCGGACCCGACATCGTCAAGGCATCCATGCGGCTGCGAGCCGCGCGACTCAGGAGCTTCATGCGTGGCAGTCAAGCCAGGTGATACGTGCCCGGAGTGCCGCAAGGCACGGCTTCGCACGTACAG